GCTTCCGAGTCCTCGAACCGCTTGACCTTGAGCAGGCCGCCCTCGTTCACCGTACTGCGGCCGAACTTGTAGAGGCCACGCGGGTCGCGCAGCATCACGCCTTCGTAGCCGGCAGTGATGAACATTTCTTCATGGCTGTTCAGCTCGTCCAGGCTGTGCACGAGGTCGTGGCCGACGATGTGGATGTGCGGGTCGTTGGCCTTCAACACGGTCTCGCGCGCAGCCGCCAAGCGGTCAGCGAACGGGGCAGGGGAGTCCCAGCGGTCGAACACCCAGAAGATGAACTGGGGCTCGCCATCGCGGCCCATGACCCCGCTGGTGGACTTCAGGAAGCACTCCGGCGCCGTGGGGTGGCCCACGATCAACTCGCCATCCAGGCCTTCAAACTGGGGTTTGCCTAGCACGCTCTGGATGTAGCGGTTCGGAATCAGCTTGAGCGCGCGGCTCAGCACCTTGCCGTCCGACACGAGGGCACGGATGCCGTCGAGCTTGGGCGAGAGCAGCCGTGGATACGTCAGCTTGGTGAAGTCGGCTTTGGCGGCCAGCATGGGCTTCAGGCTCATCGTTTCTTCCTAGCAGTGGTCGTGGACATGCGGCTGTGCATCACGGCGCGCAAAACGTGGATGTGGAGGGCGGAGTTGGCCTTGGCGCGGTCGACCACGAAAGCACGTGCTTCGAGGTCAGGCCGCCCTACGCCGAACACTTCGAGGTAGGGCCGACGCTCGCCGTTGTTGATCACGGTGGCGAGAAACCAGCCTTCGGCTTTGCCTGCGGCAGCAATCTCTTTGTCGGTCATAGATCGCACTTAGAACAGTGGACCGGGCGACGCGCCCGATCGGCTCAGTTGGGCTTGATGATGATGGTGCAGTGCGGCGTGGTGATGGTCAGGGTCTTGCCGTCCTCGGTGATTTCCAACGCAGGACGGCTCAGAAGATTCCCCACCTTGCCCGTCGCGAACTCCGCCGCCTGGGCGATGTCCTTGAGCTTGATCTTGGCCTGGACGCGGCCCTTCCATGCGTAGGCCCAGCGAGCGCGAGTGCCCTTGCTGTGTGGTGCCGGGACACGAATCACGTCGCCCTTGCGCCACATGTTGCCAAGATAGTCCGACACGCGGTTCACTGTCTTGGCGTGCTCGCGAATGGCCGGAAGATCGAAGAGCGAAGCGCAGTCCATGGCCACGTCTGCCTGCTTCAGCGCTTCTTCAAGCGCCCCGTAGAGTCCGTCTTTGTTGTCCATCGGGTATCACCTACGCAGTCGAGAAAGGTCGTGAGGCGTCTGCGAAACAACCTCACGACCTATGGGGGACTTGCATTCTCGCCCGTCAGTCGTCGGACTCACCGTACAGCGCACGCCCACGGAAGTCCCGTGAACGAGGGGAACGGCGCGACCGTCGTCGGGCCAAGTATGCAAGCAACAGAGACGTGGACACGATGCGGTAAACCGCAGTGATCACGCGAGACGTGGTGAAGAGCGGCTGAAGGTTCACTTGCCTCCTAAGAACGACAGCAGGTGTTCGGCAACCAGCTGTCTGGTGAGAATCCGCTGCTCGAACGCGGTCTTGGTCCACGCTCGGTGCCACTCACCGTTCTTCATGATGACGCCACCGGCTGCACAGCCGACGATGACCCACACGTTGCGGCCCTCGGCCACGCGGTTGTCCACCCAGAGCTTCTGCAGCTCGGACAGTTCGACCTTGACCAGGGTGTCGCCCCGCTTGGGCAGCACGACGAACTTGTACTCGACCCAAAGGTCTCGCACGCCGCTGAACCAGAAGTCCGCGGTTCCCGAGTTGTACGGGTTGTTCATCTTCTCGCGGTGCAGCTCGTCCACAGGCGGGAAGTAGCGGTGCACCGACTTGGAGAACGTGCTCTCCGGCTTACGCGACATTAGACGGGCTCCTCGCCACGCAGCCGCTTGGCCACGAGTTCGGCGTAGCCGGCGATGTCCGTCCAGCTATCGTCGTAGTCCGCGTCACCGTTGGCGATGCGGCCCAGCTTGTGCATGATCATGTCGATCGCTTCTTCTTGGTCGGCGGCCATGGGCGGCAAGCCCTGGTTGCGCCGGTGGTCGAAGAAGGTCGCCTTCAGGTTCTGCGTGACCTTGGCGTGGTCGATGAACTTGCCGTAGCGTTGCCCGCGCTCGACGAGCGTGGCATCGACGACAGTCCGTTGCGGGACTCCAAGCACCTTGGTCGCCTTGGTGTTCGGGTTGAAGGGCTTCATGCTTTTGCAGCCTTGGCTGGCACCTTGGCGTTGAACAACGCTTGGTGGATGTTGATGACGTGCTGCGCCTGGGCCACAGCGTCGTGCAGCGCGTGGTGGGCCACGGCCGGCGCCACCTTGGGCACCTTGTCGGCACCGGGCAGCGAGCGGTACGTGCGCACGCAGCGCTCGTTCCAGAACTCCCACGGGTGGTCCCACCCGAAAGAGCGGTAAGCGTCTGCCACCTTGACCAAGTCGAACGCGGGGCCGTTGCCCCACATGCGGAACTTGGAGTGGCCGAGCCATTCGGTGAACTGGTTGAGCGCGTCTTCCAAGTGGATCTTGGGCTCGTGGAAAACCACTTGGGCTTCCTTCGACTGCTTGAGCCAGAAGAGGAGCGTGCTCTCGGACATCGTCCGACCCTGCACGAGGTTCGAGTCGACCGAGATGCTCGCGTAGAAGCCCTCGTCGTCGATGGTCCCCTTGTCGAGGTCGAATTTCACCGCGCCAATGCTCAAGATGATGGCACCGGGCCCAGTGTCCAGGGTCTCCAAGTCGACCATGACTTCGTTCATGTGTGGTTCCGTGCAGAGGGTAGAAAAGAGCCGCTCACGCTGGGTGGTGCGTGAGCGGCGCTCCAGGCGCCAGCTTTACAGCGGCGCTTCTTCGGTGGCCTTGGCCTTGGCCTTCACCGGCGCGGGGTTCGCCAGCGCTTGCTCGACCTGGGTGATCTTGGCGGTGTGCGCGTCGATCTGGACGGTCAGCTTGGTGCTCTCCTTGGCCAGGGCCTTGGTCGAGGCTTCGTGGGCCTTGGTCGCGGCCTTGACGGCAGCGTCGTGGTCCTTCTGCGCGGCGGCCAGGGCCTTGGCAGCGACGCCCAACGCCGAGGTCAAGGTCTTGCCGGCTTCGACGACGGCGCGAGCGTTCAGCTTGGTGCTGCCTTCGAGGCTCTTCAAGCTGGAGGCCAGCTCCTTCTTCAGAGCTTTCAGTTCAGCGGCGGACAGGTTCTTGGTGTTCAGCTTTGCCATGGAATTTCTCCTTGAGGGCGGTGACATAGCGCAGTTCGTTCAGTCTTGCTGCGCGTGAGATGAGGCGATCAATGACGGTCGCCCGGCGGTTGCTGCCCGCCTCCAACTGGAGGCAGGCAAGCACTTCTTCTTCCGTGAGCTGCTGGATCAGCTCGTTCAGCCTGCCGTAGGACGACAAGGCTTCAGCGACGATCCAGCTGCGGACGGACATGGGATCAGCGGCGGGGCGCAACGGCTTTGCGAGCCGGGGCCTTGGTCAAGGGCTGGTAGCCCGACACGTCCGGCTCGACCTTGAGCAGTTCCTTGGCCTCTTCCTGGCGGGCGAAGCAGACTTCGAGCGCAGGGTTCGGTTGCGGGTTGCTGAACATCAAGCGCGGGTAGTCCGTGTTGGGGTCCAGGGCCACAGTGGTGACGACGCCGACCGGCGGCATCTGGAACAGCCGCGCGACGTTGTTGACGTGGCCGTCGAACGCCTTGATGGCGGTCGGCGAGACTTCCAGCAGCCACATGTCAGTGTTCTCGTCAGCGTCAGGCGGCAGCACGGCCAGCAGGCGACCGTTCTTGCAGGCCTTGCCGTTGCCGTCAGAGCCGAACTCGTTCATCGGGCAGCCCTGGCAGCTGTCGCTCTGCTTGTTCGGCGCGTTGTCGCTCGGGGTCATCGCCTTGGGGTTGATGCCGATGGCGAAGCACGCGGGCGGGGTGATGTTCTTCGCGTCGAACTTGCCCTCGTAGAACTTGTTGATCGCGACGAAATCGACGATCACCAGCTCCAGCGGGTCCGAGGTCTCGGTGCCGTCCGGCAGCTTGAAGCCCGACTTGGTCAAGCGGATCTTGTTGCCGCCGGCGGGCTGGGTGCGATCGCCCATGGCAGCAGCCTGGGCCTTGAGCGCGTCTTGAATCGACACGATCGCGCCGCTCGACGGCTTGCGCACGGCGACCGAGGTCGACGCGGTGTCAGCGGACTTCTTCAGCGGCGCCGACTTGGCAGCGGGCTTCTTGGGGGTGGTGGCCATTTGGGCTCCTGGTGAGAACGAACTTAGATCAGACGGCTCGGACGTTGAGCCGCTTCTTGGTGAAGGGCGTGATGCCCGGGATGGCGCCCTTCAGCTCCAACAGCTCCCGGTACGACGCATCACTGATGCGGCGCTGGAAGAGCTGGAAGTTGCCGGTGCGCTTGACGTACTTCTCGACCTCGGCCCAGTCCTCGACGTTGCCGACGATGCCCTGAGTGATCGAGACGCTGGCCCGCTTGCCGCGTGCGGCATCCGTGCCTTCCTTGTCGAGGCGCTCGAACAAGCGCTCCTCGTGTTCCTTGTACTCGGCGTCGATCTTGGCGACCTGGGCCTCCAGCTCGCGCTTGCGTTCGCGCAGCTCGTAGAGGTGGTCGGCGATCCCGCCGATGGACGTGGGGGCCAGGGCCTCGACCACGTCTTCCACAGCTTTGGTCTTGGCGCGGGAGCGCACAGCGGTCTTGGTAGCAGTCATGCGTTTACCTTTGTTGAGTGAATCGTAATACGATCTTGAGTAGATCGCAACACAAAGTTTTACGAAAGGGCGCGGAGGGTGTCGTTCACGACCTTGGCGCGAGCAGCTCGCACGACGCTTCGAAGAGCAGCCATTCGCGTGCGGCCGAGAAAGTCACCGTAGTACCCGTGAGGGCCTCGGACCCGCACCCAGCGCATTCCGTCATCGCACTTGCGTGCTCGGCTGACCTTCCACCCAAGGGCTCGGACGGCGGACTTCACCACGGGCTCCACGCGTGTTGGCCCATGGCTATCAGCACCTGGGCACGAAAGCCCTTCTGCGCTTGGCGCAGCACGTTCTTAGCTGCGCTAAAGGGCGTGCGTCCCCAAAAGTTGCGAGGCTCGTTGCTGAGCTTCGGGCACATGGCGGTGATGACAAACCCGGGCTTTCCGAGTATTTCTCTTCGTCGCTCCATGTGGATGAACTGCACCTCACTTCGAATAGTTTTCCGCATAGCCGCCCTCAGCGTTCAGTGGGATGTCGGCGCACCAGCTTGGCGGCGTGCGCATCACTTTGAGCATGAAGCGCATCGCGGTCTCAGCCGAGGCCTTCTTGATGACCGCCACGTTCTCGTCGTGCGTCGTCATGACGACGCGGTACTTCGTGTCGATCTGAAGCAGCTGACCCATCACGATGATCCGGGCCAGGGCCTGCACGATGTTCTCGCACAGCAAGCCGCCGTAGATCTTTTTGCGAACTGGCGTGCCCTTGAGCATGCCTTGGTACGTCCACTCGTCCCAGCCTTTGTCGCCCATGCGCTTCTTGAGGTCTGGGTACTTAAGGGCCATGCCGTTCGGAAGCCAGATCGTGTCTTCTTCCCAGCTGATCGGGCCCCAGCTACCGGCGCGGCCACAGGCCATGTCTTCGATGATCTCGGCGCACTTCTCCCAGCCCCACTGGATGCGGTGGTTCTTGCGGCGGTAGGCGTTGACGATCGCGTGGCACTTGTCCAGCTCGAAGTACACGGGCGGGCCGCCGAGTGCGCCCTTCGCCAGCGTGATCTGCAGCTTGGGGGCACCCATCTGGTAGCCCAGGCCCAGCACGCAGACCTTGCCAACGAAGCGCTCGGTCTTGTCGTCGGTCGTGATCTCGCGCCCGTACACGAGGTCGCCGAACTTGCAGTAGGCGTCGCGGTCGGCACCACGGGCGATGCCCATCACGTCCTTGTCCCAGCCGTCCGCAGCACGGAAGGCGTCGAGTAGGTCGTCCTGGCCCCAGAGCCAAGCATTGACGCGCGCTTCGATCTGGCCCGAGTCCACCACGCCGATGACGTGGTTGAGCGGAGCCAAGATTGACTTGCGCAGCTCGCCGCCCCGCTTGAGGTTCTGCATGTTCATCTTGTTGGCGCCGCCCAGCCGGCCCGTGTGGGCGCGGTAGTAGGCGTAGCCCACAGGCAGCGGCATGCCGTTGGCACCGGCCACAAGGAAGCGCTCAGCGCGCGTGATGTTCGTGGTGGACTTGACGGCAAGCCGAGCGTCCACAAGCGCACGCAGGCGTTCCTGGCGGGCGGCCAGCTTGGCGATGTCGGCCTTCTTGTTGAGGTTCAGGCCGGCGCTCAGCTCCTCGACTTGGTCGGGAAGGTTGATGAACTCGTGGTCGTCCTTGGCAAAGGCGTACGTCCACTTGTCGTCGTCGTTCCGCTCCGACGCTGGCTTCTTCATCCAGGCGGCGCTGAGCTTGACAGGCGGCTCGATACCCTCGGCGCGGATCAGGTTGGCGAAGCGTTCGCTGGAGCCGACCACGCGCTTGGCCAGCAGGATCTTGCGGTCGTCGCCGGTCAGCTCGCGCTCGGCTGTGTTCTTCAGCAGCTTCTTGATGTCGGCTGCGTAGTCCTTCTCGTCGACCAGTCCCAGCAGAGCAGCGCGGCGCTCAGCGATCTCGCGGGCCAGCTCGGTCTCGACGCGTGGGATGTCAACGCGCAGCACCGGGTCGCAGAACATGCGGCAGATGACGTGGATCAAGTCCATCTCGTCGCGCGGCACCATGTTGACCATGACCTTGAAGATGCGCAGCATCTCGTCGACGTCTTGGCCGCAGTAGTCCGCAGCACGGGCGTACCGCGGCTTGTCGGCCAGCAGGCGCTTGAGGTCGAAGCCTTTGAAGTCCTCAGTGCCGCTTTCCAGCTTGCCCTCGCCACCGAGGTGACGGGCCACTTCGTCTAGGCCAGCGCCGATGTCGTTGCTGAACAGGCCACGGGCCATGGACAGCGAGCAGTAGTACTTCTTGGGCTTGACGCCATAGTGGTGCGACAAGATGAAGCCGTCGAACTGCACGTTGTGGCACAGCAGGCTGTACGAGGCCCAAGGGATCTTGCGCAGCTCGGCGCGCACCTTGTGGCCCGGCACGACCTTGGTCTTGCCACGGCCCACCTTGATGCCCACCATGAGGGCCTCGAAGCGCGGGTCGCGCACGTACTCACTGGTGCTCAGCTTGCTGAGCGTGTAGTCCTCGTCGTACTTCGTCTCGAAGTCCAGTGAGACCAGCCGGTCCCAGTCGATCTGTTCGATCGGAAAGGCTGGGCGGCCGACGGGGGCCTGTACGGCCTTAGCGACCTTGGTCGGTCGAGTCTTGACTGCTGATGCCCAGCCCATCGTTTGTGCCTTGTGGTTCGAGAATGTAGGTGTGCTTGGTGCCGTGGTCGTTCAAGATGCGCTGGATGCGCTCGGCCTCAGCGAGGCTCTCGCACCGCTGCACGCTCGTGTGCCCGCCGGGCGGGTCGATGACCAGCGTCCACTTCGTCGCGTGGTACAGCGGCACCTTGGCCTGGTTCTGGTGCCACGTGCTCATGCCGCCTCCGCTTCGTGCGTGGCCAGCTCGAACAGCTCCAGCAGGCGAGACATGCGTCGGTTCTTCGGCATGAGAGACAGCTCGTAGACCTCTTCCTCGCGTGTGCCTTCGGCAATGACCGTCAACACCTCGGTGCGCTCGGTCTGCCCGATGCGTGCTTGGCGCCGGCTGCCCTGCTTGAACCATTCGAGGTTGTGGGTCGGGCCGGCCCAGATCGTCGAAGTGCCCTTGGTGAACGTGAAGCCGTGGGCCACGCTCTGCGGGTGGCCGAGCAAGAGGTCGTACTCGCCGCGCTGGTACTTGAGGTTGATCGCGTAGCGCTCGTCGTCGTCGACCGTGCCGTCGATGTAAGCCACGCGCATCTTGCGGGACTTGGCGTGTTGCAGGAGCAGGTCGCGCTGGTGCCGCCAGAAGAACAGCACGAACGGATGCTTACGCTCTTGCGCGAGGTCAATGAGCATCTCGTAGCGCGACTCGTCGAGCACGGCGTAGTTGCCGGCGGCGTCGTACACCGCACCGCTGGTGATCTGCATCAGCTTGGTCGCGACGCTGGCCGCATGCACGGCATTGATCGTGTTGGTCGACGTGAGCAGCGGCAGAAGCTGGTTCTGCTCCATGTCGTCGTACATGCGCTGCTGCTTGGGCGTCATGTAGTAGGGCAAGGTGTGCGTGTGAGTCTTGGGGATGTCCACGCAGTCGTCGAACGCGTGACGGATCACGATGTCGGAGAGCAAGCCGAACACGGCCTCTTCGGCACCGTCCTTGTCGGTCCACTTGATCGCGTTGGCGTCGCGAGCCACTTGCTTGGGCGTGCACACGCTGTTGCGGAAGCCGTAGAAGCTGTTGCCTAGGCGCTTGCCGCCGTCAGCGATCATGACTTGGTGCCAGATGTCGCAGATGCCGTTCGAGGTCGGCGTAGCGGTCATCAGCTTGCGCTGCGTGAAGTGCTTGCTGATCTTGTACGCCGAACGCGAGCGCAAGCTGGTGTGATGCTTGTAGGCCGGCGACTCGTCAATGATCAGCTCGCTGAACTTCTTGAAGAAGGGCGGCTTCTGCTTGGCCAGCCAGTTCACGGCGTCGTGGTTCGTGATGTAGATGTCCGCGTCGGCAGCGAACGCCTTCTCGCGATTGGCGGCCACGGCCACGGAGGGCTTGAGGTGCGGGGCGAACTTTGCCAAGTCCGCTTGCCACGTGGCACGCAGCAGGCTGCGCGGCGCCAGCACCAGGGCACAGCCACCACGCTTGGCACGCCGGGCAGCGAAGCCCATGATGCGCACGAAGGTCTTGCCGGTGCCCGGGTCGCTGAAGTCCAAGACCTCGGGATGCGTGGCGTCGTGCGCAAGGCTGAGGGCTTGGTGCGCCATCGCTTTGATGGCGGATTTGGCGCGGCTTTTGATCATTGAAGGTTCCTTGAGGTGATGGCGTCCTGACACGCGCCCAGCAACATGCCGAACGTCGGGCCGGTGACCACGTCAACGTGCGTGTGGAAGGCCACGAAGCCGCTGAGGGCGCAGACGGCTGGATCGCGGCTGGCTTCTTTGCCCTCGGCCACGGCCTCGGACACGGCCTCAGCGAGGCTCTCGACCAACCACTCGAACCGCTGCGGTGTGGCCGCAGCTTCCAGCGCGAGGTGATGGCGTCGGGTCATTTCTTCCCAACTTCGCAGTGGCCGGTGCCCCAGGGGCCGTAGCCGCACCACTTGCAGCTGAAGATGTTCGGGTTCGGCGGGAACTGCGTGCAGGTCGTGATGGCCGTGCCACGGCTGTGCCAGCGGTCGCGGAAGCGCAGCGCCTGGGCACGGGTGAACTTGATGGCGGTGACCTCGTTCACGTCGAGGTACCACAGCTCAGCGTGCACGGTCTCCAGCTCAGGGTGGCGCAGGAACGAGACCAGCGCGTACAGCTGGAGCTGCTCGCCGTGCTTGACTTCGTTGCCGAACTTCTTGCCGGTCTTGTAGTCGATGACGATTGCTTCGGTCTTGTCGATGTGGACCAGGGCGTCGAGCTTCAGACGAAGCCAGCCCTGCTTCCACTCGGTCGGCACCCAGTCCTCGTCCATGGCCCACTCGCCTTCGAGCGAGACTTGGCCTGCGGCGTAGAGGCAGCGCAGGAGGTCGATCTGCGGGCCGAAGTGCTTCTCGGCCTCGTGCGGCATCTCGTCGATGTTGCCGCGCACGTAGTTCTCGCAGCCGTCATGCACGCGGGAGCCGCGGTCGTTGGCGTGCTCCGTCTTGCCGGGAGGCAGCGGGCGCTCTGGCTCGGGAATGCGCTGATCGTGCTTGAGCCAGAACATGCGCTTGCACTTCTCGAAGTCGACGGACTTGCTGTGGCTCCAGGATTTCGGGGGTGTCATGTCATGGCCTTGTTGAGTCGAACGAAGATCGAAATTAGATCATCGTTCCGAACTCGTCGAATTTGTGCTCCGCGAACAGCTCCGTCAGAGCCTCGTCGCTTTCGAGGTAGTCGTGCTCTTTTTCGAGGTTGTCGTAGAGCCAGTCGGCGAGGCTTTTGGCGACGTCGAGGATCGCGGTCTCGGCGGCGTCGACGTCGATGTCATCGTCGAGGTTGAGCCCTACTTCGTCGATTCGCATCGTGCCGCTGTGGCAGTAGCCGCCAGAGGTATAGATTTGTGCGTACCAGTAGCACTCGCCGTGCAGCAGCCGCCACGGGGCAAGGAACACGTCGATGTCGTTGGCCAGTCGGAACAGTTCTTCGTGGCCGTAAAGTTCTTTGGTCAGCGCTTCATGCACTGAGCCAGAAGGCGAGCGGTACCGTGCCTTGAACGACGCGCCGTCGCCTTGTGACCAGAAGCCGGAGAAGTGGATGTCGTCAAACTCGACGCTGAAGCCGAAGATCGCAGCGACGCGAATGAAGTCTTCGAACGTCCAGTCCCACCACTGGTCGGCGTGAACCCAGTGGTGGTGCGTCTCGCGGACCTTGTCTTTCGCGGAGTCGCTGAGTTCCTCAAAGCGGAACTCCGTCTTGACGTCCTCAGCGACTTCCACGATCACTCCTTGCTGTCGAGGTAGGCCACCAGGGCGGCGATGCCGGCCTGACGCTTTTCGATCTCGGCCACGAGCTTCTTGGGCTTGGTCTTGATCGCGTCGAGTTCGGCGATCTTGGCTTCTTGTGCGGCGATCAGCTCGTAGATCGAGCTGTCGCTCATGCCGGCGACGTCTTGGCCGTTGACCAGGGTCTTGGTGGTGACTTCGATGGCGTTGGTGGTGTTCATGATGGGTTCCTCTTTCGGTTCAAAGGGTGGGGCAAGTTTTTTCGATTTCGGGTCACTGTCTTGGTAAAGCACAGGCAGCTTTGCGGCCGTGTGGCTTCGAGAGGCGTCGCCAGGGTCAGTAGGGCGCGTGGACGCTCCATACCGTTTGTCGAAATGACGGCGGAGAATCTCTCGGTCGTGGACCCAGAGACTAGCCCCGCGAGTCAGCAAGTGCTTAATCTCAGGCGAGAACTGATCTGCTCTGTTTCGCAGCTCAGTCCGCATCCCCTCTCGCACTTCTTTTGCCTCAAAGTGGAGGCGCTTCTGGTACCAGTTGTAGAAGTCACGCTCGTTCTCCAAGACTAGAGCGATCTCTTCAAGCTGGGTCAGGGTCAGTAGTCTCGACACATCTCTTCCTCCTACAGTTGAATGCGCACGTGCTCGCCCCAGGGCGGCACAACGCTGGTTGTCATGACCCACAGCACGGGGTACGGTGGGGGCTCGTCTGGGAACGGCCCGTAGCCGTCCGTCAGGTAGACCAAGCACGAGGGCTTGATGTCGCGCTCTTCGAGCCAAGCGAACGGCGGGCGGAAATCCGTGCCGCCGAAGCCCTTGGCCTCCATCGCGAACTCGTCGTGCGGGCTCAGCTCCGCGACGCTCTGCACGTCGGCGTCACAGCACATGACGCGCGTGACTTGAGGCCGCGCGCTGGTGTGGATGTCGCGCATCTCGGACGTGAGCGCGTCCCAGATCGGCTCGGTGACGGAGCCGGAGGTGTCGCCGACGCAGGTGATGTCGCGCACGGTGTGGCTGTGCATGCCGGGCAGGATCAAGCCCAGCGAGGCGTACATGCGATTCGGCTTGGCCCAGCTGAAGTCGTCGCGTGCCGACTCGGTGGCAAAGCGACGCAGGCGTGAGCGCCAGTCTTCCTTCGGGTCCGTCAGCTCCTTGACGTAGCGGGCCAGCTCGCCGGGCACCGTGCCGTTGCGCTTGGCCGCTGTGTTGGCGGCCTGGATGGTCGCGACTTTCCACGTGTTGCGCACCTCGGCAGTCGGCGGCGCGTCCATGTGGCCGTCGAACTCGTTGGAGTCGTCATCGTCCTCGGGCTCGGGCAAGAGGTTGTAGACCTCTTCGCCCGTCATGCCCTTGTAGCGCGCGTCGCAGTACCAGTTGTTCGGGATCTTGAACCCGGCCTCTTGGAGCATCAGGTTGTCGACGTGATCGACGGCGATGTTCCACTTCTTCGGGTTGCGATCGCCGCGCCGGGCCATGTGGTCGAGCGCGCAGTGGCCGATCTCGTGGGCCACGCCGGCTTCGACGGTGTCCGCAGGGTGATCCAGCACCCACTGGGGGTGATAGAACAAATGGACGCCGTCGGTAGCCAGCGTCGCCGGCTTGAGGTCGGGCTGCTCGACACGACGGAGCTGCAGCGCCAGTGAGCCGTAGAACGGCTGCTTCTTAATCAGGTTGATGACCGCTTTGGTCAGCTTGGTTGCGGCTTCGGAGTTCACGTTGTGCTTCCTTGTTGAGTCGGTCCTTCGCCGCCACCGCACTTGCCCAGGTCAAGTTCGTCAGACGAGGCGGCAAGTTCGGCGGGTGCTTGCCAGTCAGTGCGGCTTCGACGACCTCGGTCACGTCGGGCTGGGGCACGACGTTGTAGGTCGCCTTGCTGTTCCGCGTGACCCGGTAGAACCGGACTACCACTGCATGCGCGCCAACAACTTGTCGGCGTCGTCTGCGAGGCGCGAGCGCACTGCGGCGTTCGCCTTGATCGTGGAGGTCGGCACCAGCAGGCCCTGCATGTCCTGGGCCACGCGTGCCAGCTCAGGGTCGCCGTTCAGGTTCAGCGCCGGCAGCACCTTGATGAGGTGCGCGGTCTTCTCCATCATGGAGTCGTAGATGCGCGGCTTGTCCTTCGAGCACGTGTCGCGGATGTTCTCCACGATCTCGCGCACGCGGTCCCACAGGTCAGCCTGCGCGGCCTTGAGTTTGCCGAGCTGTTCGGACTCGATGTCCTCGCGGATCTGCTTGAGGTGGGCCTCGCTCAAGGTGACACGGAAGTCGTCCGCCGTGCTGATGGCGTCGAACGTCACCTTGAAGAAGTAGCGGTCGCGCACGTCGGACGGGTAGTCCTTGGGGTCATACAGCGTGCCGCAGTTGACGCGGGCCTCTTGCACAAGGCGCGGGTAGGCCTCGTGCAAGGTACGCACGCGAGCGTCGAACTCGCGCTTGTACTGCTCCATGACGGTCGTGTACTCGTCGAACAGCGTGGCCGGCAGCACGCGCTCGCCCTTGTCGCCCCAGGGCGTCGTCATGCTGTAGTGGTACTGCCGCGCGGCGCCTTCGATCTGCTGCGTGGGGCGCAAGGCCTCCTCGGCGATCAGCAGCTTGTTGAAGCGGCCTGCGTTCTTCGCGCCGTGGTTCGCATTGACTTCGCGCGTGGCTTTGGGGTCGAGCTTGCGCGCGGTCCACTGACGCACCGTCAGCGTGGCCGTCATCGCGTAGTCTTTGAGGGAGTTCATGCGGTCTTTCCTTTGGGCCAGCCAGCGGCCATGAGGTCCGTGACGAGGTTCGCCAGCGCCGGCACGCCGGCGGTCTTCTCTTCGTCCTTCGGGATGTACTTGTCGAACTCGGGCAGCAGTTCACACAGCTTGTTCGTCGTGGTGACGCTGTAGACGACGCCCTTGAGCTTGGACTCGATGTCAGTCAAGCGTTCGATCTGGGCGGCGTAGGCTTCGCGCAGCGCGATCAGCTCGATACGGTGGTCGTCAGACACGGGCCAAGCCTTGTAGCTTGCGTCGGCGGTCTCCATGAAGCTGCCGACTGCACCACGCACGAAATGGTTCTGGTGCCGAAGCGGAAACAGCCCGTAGAGGTAGCACGTGTCGAGCAGGAGCGGGTTGACCTTGAAGGTCTCCTGCACGCACTTCGGTGCGACGGCGAGCACGGCCTTCTGCGCCAGCTCGCGGATCTTGCTGTCGTAGTCCTCGGTCGGCACATCGGCCAGGATGGACTTGATGATGGCTTCGCGCAGGGTGTTGGTCAGTCGCATGTAGGTCTCCGTTAGACGACGATGTCGCGGTTGGCGAGGCACCAGTCGCGGAACTCGGTCGTCGCGCTGATGTCATGGTGGGCCTTGCGAGCCAGCTGGTCACGCATGAACACAGTCTGGAACTCGCGGGGCAGGCGGCTCACGTACGGCATGTACGTGCGGAAGGCCTTGACCGAGTCGCTGGCGTTGTCCAGCATGCCGGTGACGGCGTACAAGGCGCTGGGCGACTCCGGCACCGGCGTGCCCGTGGGGTCGAGAGCGATTTGGTCGGGGTCAGGCAGCTGCGAGGCTTGGGTAAAGAACGCCACGTACTCGTTCGCAGCGCCCGTGCCGACTGCACCAGCCACCAGCTCCAGAGCCACGTCGATCGGGCGATTACGGCGCATGATCTTGTCGGCCACGACCCAGCTGCGCGGGCTCGGGAACGGGTCCTCCGCAGCGTTGCCGTCCATCTTGTGCAGCAGGCCGTTGCGAAAACGCAGGAAGCCGATGGTGTAGGGCGACATGTCGGGCGCGTACTGGCGAGCCCAGGACGTGAAGTCGGCCAAGCTGGGTTCGAGCTGCACGTGCACCATGCGGTTGGCCAGGGCCTTGGGCATGCGGTTGAACACGGACTTGTCGCCGGCACGGTTGCCCGCGGCAACGATGGCCCAGCCCTCGGGCAGCTCGTAGTTGCCGACGCGACGGTCGAGGAAGAGCTGGTACATGGCCGCCTGGACGGCCAGCGGGGCGCTAGTCAGCTCGTCGAGGAACAGCACGCCCTTGGACTTCGGGTCGGTGGGCAAGAAGTCCGGCGTCAGCCAGCGCATGACGCCCTTCTTGGCGTCCGGGGCAGGGAAGCCCTTGATGTCGGTCGGGTCCATCTGACTGCCGCGCATCGTGTCCCAGACGGGGAGGTCGAGCGCAGCGCCGGCTTGGCGCACGCAGTCGGACTTACCAATGCCAGGGCCGCCAGTGATGATCACGGGCATGCGCTCGGCGATGAAGAAGGGCAGCTCTTGGGCGAGTTGCGAGGGGGTCATGTTTGCTCCAGGCAGGGCTCCGCCAGCCGCAGCTCGGCGGCGAAGCAGAAGGTGAGGGGAGGGTTAGCCGACGCGCGAGAGCAGCGCAGCTCGTTCGATCTCTTTGCGCGCGACGTACTTGGCGTACTCGTCGGCGCTCGTCGTGCCCTGCGGGGCGATATTGAAGCGTTCCAGCGCGCGGCGGCGGCGGGCTTGGGCTTGGGGAGAGGTGTTTGCCTTCTTCATGGTCATGGACTCCAAAGGTGGAATGAGATCGTACAACGATCTAGGTTAGAAAAGCCAGTACGTCCAAACGCCGCCGCGCATGCGACGGAACTGGCGTGTGTTGGCAAAGCCGCCGTAGCGGTAGAACTGGTACTTGCTGAGACGCTTGCAGCCGATGTTCATGGCAAGAGCTTCATGCTGGTGGCGTACTCGATCGCTGGAGTCAGCCACATGGTTTCGGTGGGGCGAGGGTGGCGCGGCGGGACTAAGTAGCCGGACTCGATGGCGTCGTCGAAGTCTTCGTCTGTGAGAGAGAAGACCTCGTCGCCGTCTTCGGTTTCCAGGCTGATCTGGTGCCGATCGCGTTCGATCCAGACGTTGACGCGGTAGTTCATTTCAGCAACTCCTCCGGCACGTCGACCTCGTCGCCCAGCTTGGAGGCGACGTAGCAGCGCATGGCTGCAATGAGGGGAGTGGGTCCGCTGGCATACAAGCGGTGTACTGCCCCGTCCCAGATGTACCCAAAGTGGAGGCCGGGCCGCTCTTCTCTGAAGCTGAGCTTCTCCCGCTCGATGATCGGCCCGCCTTGGGCCCAGTCGGTTGAAGGGTGGAAGTCCTCAGGGTCGTTAAGCCCAGACCATACGGCGACACGTTTGTCGCCGCAGGGGATTACCACAGCGAGGTCTTTAGCCGTCGCCACAGCCCAGTCCAGCGCAACGCCGGACAGCTCGGATGTTTGGGTCTTCAAGGCTCGCCCCGCATCGTCACGGTGGCCTCGGCCTTGCGCCAACCCACCATTTGAAGGATGCGGACTTTGTAGCCCGGGCTGAGTTTCGCCAGTCGCTCGGCCTCGTTAGTGGCCCGCCGGATGTCGGGGTGTTCTGCTTTGGGGGCACCGTGTCCGTCAACCGACACCATGAACGGGCCTTCAGCAGGCAAGCTGCCCACCTTGACGCCGGCGTCATGCAGCAGGCTGGCCACGTCATCAGCGCGTTGGTTCTTGGCCCACGCACGCAGCATGGCCACGACAGTCGATCGGTCGACGGTGTGCACGACGACGATGGCCGGGCCATCACCTACGTACGGGTACTTGACGAGACCAGCAGCTTCGCTGCGGTTGACGATGTTGATCACGACGTCTCCTTTGCTGCGTCGATACACGCTTGTCTGAACTTCTTGAGCGCAGCGATGCGCTCGGCCTTGTAGTGGCGAAGCGGGCTGTCCCACCACAGCGGGCGCTGGTTGTTTGGCCCCCAAATGCAGCGCCGGTACTGCGTGCGGTACAGATGCGTTCGCGCCCACAGGTCGCGGTCGTGCTTAGTGCGCTCAAAACCTTCAACGGCTCGACTAAGCGCGGTGCAGCTGTACGCTGCGCCTGCTTCGATTTCCGCGATGGCGTGGTCAATCACCGCGAGGCTGGGCGGCGCGTTCCAGCGAATGCGTTTCACTTCTTCTCCTCACACGGCGCACCGGTCAGCTGTTCGCAAAACCAGACTTCTCCGTCGTGGTTGATGTCCTTCGGCTTGGGCTTGGCTGCGCAGCCGACGCACGCGAGCGCAGCGATGAGGATCAGGCGTTTCACTTCGTCTGCTCCAGAGCATGACGTGCGGCAGCGAGGTGCTCTGCACAAGTGCTTGGGTCCACTCGGCGCATGAGCAAGCTCAGCGCTTGGCGCAGCGTGTTGCGGTGGTCGCGCAGCAGGCCCTCGGTCGCCGGGTCGATGCGCGTAGAGAGCAGCTCGACTTGGCGCTGCAGCGCGTCGCGTTCGTCCTTGTACGTCTGCGCGACGGTGGCCGTGTCGACGAGGTTGCGGTTCAGTCTGGAGATTTCAGACAGTCGTGCGTCTGCCAAAACGATCATGTCTTCGCGCTCCGTCTTCACTTGCGTGATCTCAGCGGCGCGTTCGTCGCACAGCGCCAGCGCTTCGTCGCGCTGCTGCTTGCACAGGTCGATCGTGTCGTTTGCGCGCTTGAGCTGCTTGAGCAGGTCTTTGCGCTTGGGGCGGCTGGACCTGGGCACGTCGCCCAAGGTAATGCAGCCGATCGGGACCTCTGAGGAGAGAAGGTCTGTCTTGGCGAAAAACACCGTACCGCGATCGGCGCCCGGCGCGTAGATCACGATACCGGGCACCATGTGCCCGGTATGTCCTTGGGTGTGGATGTAGCCGCGCTCGACGCGGTATCCAGCGATCGTGTCCATCACATCCCCTCCTCATTCATGGCCGCACCGATGCGGGCGTTGAAGACGATCGTGCTGATCAGCAGGTCGGTCTGCTGCACGCACTCGGAATCAATGATCAGGGCTTCCAGCAAGCACTGGATGTAGCCGCGCGAGAAAGTGGCGTTCGTGTCGGTGGGCGACTGCATCAGCACTTCGAGCTGAGCGCGGGCGTGTGTGGGCAGCTGCAGCAGTGTGCGGCGAATGGCTTCAGGGGAGAGCATTGGTGCAGTCCTTTAGACGAGGCCGGCCTTGGCAGCGATCACTGACGCTTCGCCAATCGAGCCGACGTTGAGAAGTTGGTAGAGCCGACTGCGGCGCGCTTCTGCAGCACGCACGCTGACCTTGCCGATGTCGGCAATCTCTTGTGTGGTGAAGCCCTTGGCGGTCAGTTCGAGGACTTCCCGCAGCTCAGGCGTAAGGCTGTCGACGAGCTGCTTCAGCTCTGGGTCGACGCGCGTCCAGCCCAGCTTCTTGAGCTGAGCGATGACGAGCTTGTCGGCCGCATCAGCAACGGCCTGGGCAACCTGCTCGCCGTTCGAGAACACCGAGTAGCCGATGACGGTGTCACCGTCGGATACGGCCAGTGGGGCTACGCGAATATCCATTGGTCGCCTCGATGTCGTCGATGAAACTCTTGATGGGGTCGAACCTGACGCCGGTTACTCGGTCGATGGTGAGCTTGGTGTCGTAGACGAGGTCATGGATTGGGACGCCGTTTGTGAAGACCGTGGTCTTGCCCATCAGCGCTTGCAAAAGCATCTCGTCCCAAACTGATAGCGGAGGCTGCGGGTTCAACGCGGCCATGACTTGCGCAGTCGCTTTGTCCTTCTCGCGCTCGACCTTCAGCCACCGTGGCTCAGTGGCCTCGTAGTGCTGCTGGAGGTGCGCAAAGCGGTCGTTAAAGCGGGATGGCTTCGGCATGTTCTTTCTCGACTGGAGTGAAGAGAAGGCAGCCGTTGGCACGCTGTTCGAACATGCCTGCGCCGGCTACGGTGAGCGCGATCTGCTTGAGCCGCTTGCGCTCGCGGTAATTCGCTGCCTTCTGCTTGTTGGAGATGCGCGGGCGTCGCTTGTCCCGCATGTCTGCGCCCAGCTTGTAGACCTTGAGCGTGGCGTAGCCCCGCTCGTCTGGGTGCCAGTCGCAGATGTAGGCGGCCTTGGCCTTGTGCAGCTCGCGGGTGTAGTGCAGGACGGTGACGTAGTGCAGGCCGGTTTCCTCGGCCAACTCGCGGCAGTCAAGTTCGCCGTCTAGCAGGAGCCGCATAAGTCTTGCCTGGGTGAAGGCGTTGATCTTGCGCAGTTCCTTGCGGCGGGGTGGTGTGGGGCGGTCAGCCATTCCTTGCGCGCCCCATGCGGTAGCCAAGCCACGCAGGCAGGATGCACATGCCCAACCCAATGAGCCACGTACCTGCCGTGAATGTGTAGGCGGGCATGTCCTTGCCGATCTCAAACAGCATCGGGATAAAGAGCACGCTGAAGAAGGCCACGAGCAGCCCCCAGTAAACGGCGAAGTCGTATTTGCCGAAGTTCATGGTTTGCTTTCCTTGGTGCTGGCTTCAAGGCCCCGAGCTACGCGCTGGCAGTACCGGCCGTACTCTTGCCAGTACCACTCACGTTCGCGAAAAACGGTGCATCCTGGCCGGCTGTCAGCCTTCACTTGGTTTGCCTTCCAGGCATGAAAAGGGAGCGGGGTCATGGCTTGCCCCCGGTGCTGGCCCCGATGCCCGCCAACGCACGATCCACAGCCGCGTCAATGATCTTCTCGGCCTCGTTCACCACTTGGTAGGTGTGAACCTTGTTGTCGGCCCACAGCTTTGCCAGTTCCAGAACGTCAGCGCCGCCAGTGCCTCGGATTTCGTGGCGCTGTTCGTTGGTCAGCGGCTTGGCCTCGGCCTGCTGTGCCTGGGCTGGCGCGGCATCGGGCTCGTCGTCGCCATCCTTTGGCAGCGACCTCCAAGATGGGCGGCGCGTGTAACCCGCTTCTGCAAGGCGCTGGCTTCGCGTGGCCTCCGGGGCTGGCGCTGACGCAGCAGCAAGCAGGGTCAGCAAGTCGTGAACATCGGGCAGCAGCTTCGAGAAAACCTCGTCCAGAAACTCTGAGCTTTGGTCGCCGTCAAATCCTTCCATCGCAAGGATGATTCGGTCGGCCATTTCGGTCATGCGGGTTTGGACTGTCATTGCTGTTCCTGAATCAGTTGTTGCTTGACGATTTCCAGCACACCGATGGCTTGTGCTGTTGAGGCGCCTTCGCGGTGTAGGTCGATGGCATGGCGCACTTGCTCGGCCATGCTTGCGAGAACAGGGAATGCGGGCGGGTCGGGTAGTGCGACGACTTGGGCGGCCTGCTGTGCCTGGGCTGGCGTGGCCTTGGTCGGCTTGCGGTCGCACGCTGGGTATCCGCAGTGCAGGTTATGAAGCTGGCAGCCGCCCGGCTTTGCCCTCTCTTTGCAGTGGCGCTGGCGGCTTGGCCTCGGCCTGCTCATAGGCGGCCAATGCTTGCTCCAGCTCGTCCACAGTGCCGGGGCACGGGTTCAGGTGCTTGGTTGCCTGAATTAGCAGGCGTGCAGACTTCGCCAGCTTTGCCGTTACGTCATCCATGGTTGGCCTCCTTCATTGCTGCGTCGACTGCTTCTCGGGTAGTGCTTCGCCACTCATGCGGCTCCACTCGCGCAGAAACCATCAGTGGTTCGTCAGGCGGATCAGCTTGCGGAACTGGCATCACGCCATCGAACGAAACGGCCCAGTTCCCGTTGTCGTCGTAGACAAGCTGCGGCGCGTAGCCTTTGTGCGTGACAGCCTCAAGCCAGTTCAGCCGCTCCGCGTCTTTGCGTAGTGCCTCGACTTCAGCGTGGAGGCGGCGCAGTTCGGCGGCGGCTTCCGACATTACGGCCGGGCTGTCGTCTGTTGCGCAGTGAATCAGCATCGCGGCTAGTTCTAGTGCGGCAGGCTTGGTCACTTCAGCCCTCCTTCGGACTCGATGTAGCTGTCGACGCACGCCTTGTCGTCGGCCGACGCGCGCCACAGCGCGTTCTTGAGCACCTGGTTGTTGTGCTCTAGCTTCGCCACGTGGTCGACCAGCTCTTTGATCTCGGTGCCTGTGAACAGGCCACCGCCGATCGAAGTGCTGCGCCGGTCGAACGCGGCCTTGCGCATGTTGGCCAGGATCGTGTCGACCGACATCAGTCGCCCCGTGCGTCGTAGAAGCCGGGGTGCGTGCAGCGGTGCGATGTGCACTCGCAGTACGGTGAGCGGCACGCCTTTGTCGGCGGTGGGGCCTTCGCCAGCTCGTCGTAGTGGTCGATGCAGAACACGTACCGCTCGTGGGAGAGCCCCGTGGCAGCGACCGCCGAGGGGCTCATCATGTTGTACTTGGCGGACTTCTGCACGCGCACGTAGCGGGCGAAGTCGCTCAGTTGCTCTTGCGTGAACTCCATGCTTCCACTCCAAGGTCGATAAGGGCCAGGACAAAAACCAGAGGCAGCAGGACCAGGAGCGCGACGACGCGCACAGCCCAGATCACTTCTCGCCTCTGTACTTCACGCGACATGCGGGGCACGCGCCGTCCACCAGACGGCTGTGCCACTCACCGCACTCGTCGCAGTCGCCGGCCTTGCCGGCGCGCAGCTGCGCGTCTGCACGTGCGCGGGCAATGAGGGCCTCGCGGTCTTGCTCTTCTCGCAGCGCCGCTTGGTCGAGCGAGTCACCGACATCGCTGCTCACCGCAAGTACCCGATGAAAAAGACCACGGTCACAGCCACTGCGAGGCCGGCGCAGAGCCAGCACAGCCAGCAGCAGTCAGGCTCGTCGTCGAGCGGTTCGTCGACGAAGGATTCGAGGCGGCTTTCTTCAAAGTCGTTCATGTGATCACCCAGATCCAAAAGAGGAAGTTCAACGCCCACACAAGGCGGGCGGACCAGAGGTCAAAAAGTTCAGAGGGCTCGTTCGGCTCGGACATTCGCCAGCTCGGTGCTAAGGCGGTCGATGCGTCGGCGCAGCATGTCTTCGTGCGCGGCCCAGTACTCGCGGCTGGCAGAGGCTTCGACAAGCTGTCGCTTCGTCTCTTCCAGGCTGCGCACCATGAGGGTCTCGGCCGAGGGCGGAGCGAAGAGGTTGAGGAAGTTGCGTCTCATCTTTGTCAGCTCTCCGTGAACTGGAAGTCTTCGTGGGCAGCGCCGCACGTGGGGCAGGGCCCTTCGTGCGCCTTGCTTGCGGTCGCTCGGCAGCAGCCGCAGCGCAGGTACTGAATGTGGACGTCGGTCTCCAAGATTTCCTCGACGTGTTCGAAGGGAAAGACTTCGCCCTCGAACTCGACGGTCTTGGCACCGGCGATGACCGCGGCCTTGTAGGCGGCGAGTAAGCGAGCGATGTCCATTTGCGATCTACCTTAGATCATGCCACGCGGGTCAGCTTCTTCTTGCCCGTTGTGGGGGGTGGAGGGTTGACCGTGGCGGCGTACTCGTCCCATTTGTCGAGGTCGACGAACACGGTCTTGATGCCGTTCACCGGCTTGCTGTCGTGCCACACCTTCGTGATGTGGATGCGGTGGTGCTTGAGCAGGCTGGTGAACTTGTTGGGCGTGTTCGGCATGCCGCCCACGCAGTACTCGAAGATGACGCGCAGCTGCTCGCGGCTGAAGGTGCAGTCGCCCTTCTCCCGCGTGCGCTCCAGCGCGCCCTTGAGCACGTCACGGTAGGCCTCGACGCGGTTGTGCTCTTGGGCGTTCGTGGTGTAGCTGCCGTCGCTGGGCAGCTGGTCCACGAAGAACCCGAAGTTGCCTTCCATCAGCGCGTTCGCCACCGTGTCGGTGGACGACTCGCTGATCGTCATCATCGTGGCCCGGTCCTCAGTGTTGAGCGGCAGGAGCACAGCGTCTTCATCGACCTTGAGGGTCATCAGGTAGTCGTTGAACGCCTGCAGCTCGTTCTCGATGGCCTTCTTCTCGTCGTTCGTGAAGTCCAGCTTGTTGGGCTGGTACTTGCCCACGTTGAAGCGCCGGTCGTGGCGGTCGATCGACACGGGGTCCGGCATGTTCGACATGAAGATGAAGGACGAGTAGTTGGCGCACTCGTGGCCGCCCGTGTACATCTCGCGGATCACGATCGTGTCCTCGGTGATGAAGTTCTTGAGCTTGGCCATGACGCCGCGCTCGTTCTGCAACGCCTTGGTCTGCACCTCGTCGATGAAGCACAGCAGCGTGGTCTTCATCCAGTGGTTGTACGGCTCGTTCAGCTCTTCCATGCGGCGCGTGGCCGTGTGGTGCGCGCCGAACAGCGGACGCAGGATGTTGTGGGTCAGCACGCCTTTGCCAGTGCCGGGTACGCCGTGCAAGATCCAAGCGGTCTTGGCCTTGTTGCGCGTCTGGAGGATGTAGGCCAGCCAGTTGAGAAAGTGCTTGACGATCGCGGGGTCGTTGCCGAGCGCGTGGTCGATGACCTTGCTGATCGTCTTCGGCACGGTCGTGACCTTCTTGGGCGCAGCCAGCATGTACTGGGTGGGCCGGAACGTGTTGACCGTGCGGTTCTGGCTGTCGACGCGGACGTTGTCGTGTGGGTCGAAGGTCAAGTCCCACTCGGGGATGAAGTCGCCGAGGCTGACGCCGTACTGCTTGGCGAAGTGACGGACCTGGGTCTCGTTCTTGGCTGGGTTGAGCGCCAGCTCGTCGGTGTTCTGGTTGTACGTGCCACGCCAGTAGCCACCGGTGCGACGGTCGCAGAACGCGAGGTACAGCTCGCCGTTGCTGGTGACCTTGGGGCTCGTGCAGATCTGCTGCCAGTAGTCAGGCAGCAGCTCTTTGGTGAGGTACGCGCTCTCGCCTTTGAACGAGTAGATGTAGTCCGGGCAGTTCTCGGGGTGGTAGTAGGCCCAGCTGTCGCCACCGTTGAGGTTGAAGTAGACGAAGCCACGCTCGGTCTTGGTCTCGGTGACGACGCACGAGTCGGGCTTGACCATCACCTCGACGGTGCCGTGCATCTTGTAGGTGATCTTGCGGTCGGGAAGGCCAGCCGCTTGGCGCAGGTGAGCGATGCGCTTGATGGTGAGGGAGCGGTTTTTCTCGGTGGTGTTGACCTGGGTGCCGAGTGCGAAGGTGTCCTTCTTGCGCTTGACCAGTGCGATGCGTTTGTTACGGGGCAGCGGGTCTTTGATGCCATCGAGCTTCGGAGGCGCGATGTAGATCAGCTTGTCGTTCTGGCATGCGCTGGTGTCGAGAGGCCAGCTGATGGCGTTGCCAGTCTTGGTGAGTCCCATCGCTGCAACGAGGAGCGGGGTCTCGTGGTTCTTCTGGATCAGCCACTGCTTGAGCAGCGGTGCTGCGTACGCGCGGTCGAGCTGGATGAAGATGTGGCAACGCAAGTCGTTGCTCGTGATGCCGTGGCTTGCGCTGTACTGGATGATGTAGGACACATCGCCCAAGCCCAGGGCACTGAGGAACGTGTCCGGTGTGACGGGGAACGTAGCACCTGACTCGTCCGTGAACGTGTTGGGCAGTCCGTCGAGGTCCAGCACGAGCAGCTCGGTGTTGGCGCCCGACTGCGTCGAACCAGCACGCGACTCTTTGACCAGGGGGCGGGACAACGAGCCTTTGAGCATGCAGTGGCCACGTGCAGCGTGCGCACGCAGCGCTGCTTCGAGGTCACTGAGGTTCTTGATTTCCTCGTCGTGCGAGGTGAACTCCCACACGAAAGGGTAGGGAGTCTTGGTGACCGAGCCGTCCTTTTCAAGGCGGTAAGTCTTGGTCAAAGGCGTTGAAGCCTGGAGGAAATGGAGCTGCATGCAAAAGTCCTTTTCTGGGGGCGTGATCTTAGAGCTAAGTTCGACGCACAGGAAACGGTAGACCGGCAGGAACCGAGATGCCCTTTCCTCTATGTAACTTAGTACTTCCTTCCAATCTTCTAAAATTCCAATCTAAAAGCTATGGAAAAGAAAATAGATAAGAACTAAGAAATGAAGATAAATCCTTATAGAGGTTTAGTTCCGGGGAGAGGAATGTTGGTCGAAGAACTTCGACGGATGTAGTCCGTTGCCCCCAGGCCCTCGAAAGAAGAAAAGGCCCGAGGCACTGGGCCTCGGGCAAAGCACCGCTGATCAGGCGATGCGCTTCAGTTCCTTGATGTCGAAGCCGCGCGACTCGAAGTCGTCGACCTCGGTCGTGTGCTTGGTGAGCAGCGACGTGCGGTAGTTGACTGCGCGGTGGTACAGGTCTTCGGCCAGCACCATGTCGCCGGCAGCTGCGGCCTTGCCGCGCAGCACTTGCTTGAACGCGCGGTTGTAGGCAGACACGATGGCGTTGCACGCGGACGTGAACACGTTGATCTGCGTGATGGCAGGCAACTTGTCGAACGCTTCTTCGCAGGACTGCTCATCAGCGAACTTGCAGTCGCTCAGGCGATTGCCCAGCGCGATGATGTCGGGTGCTGCGTCGACTAGCTTCTGACGCTCACCCATGAACAGGTGAGCTTGCATGGCGACGATGGATTCCACCGACTTCTTGGTGACCAGGGCGATGGCCTTGACGGCCGGGTCGTTGGCGGACGAGACCGCAGGCATCTGGTCGAGCATGAAGCTCAGCGACTCGTACAGCGGACGCGGCTCACGATTGGGGTTGAGCGCGATCTGCTGTTCGAGGCAGTAGCTGCGGATGCCACCGAGCGCAGTGGCCACTTCGATGGCAGGCGCACGCTCCTTGTTGCCGCTGATGTTGGCGAACAGCTTGTCGAACTGACGCTCCTGCTCTTCGATCAGGCGCTCGTTGGCAGCGTCGATGCCGTTGCCTGCGGTGAGCGGACGACTGGTGCCGTAGAACACCTCGTTGCGGCATTGCGAGAGCAGCGCCAGATTGATGCTCGACATGAAGCTGTCGAGGATGGCACCGCGCACCGCTTGGTCGCTCGTGCCGAGGATCTCGCTGATGGACGCGGTGAGGGTGGTGACTTGCACCAGGGGTGCTGCGGTGTTGGTCATGGTGCCAGTGGGGACGGTGACGGTCTTGGACATGATGTAGCCTTTCGAAGTGAGAACAAAGTTAGAGAACGGATGCTGGTTACGTGTTCCAGCGCTGTGT